ACTTAAGCCGGTTCATTTTTTGTAAAAAGTTATTTGGCTTTTAAAGTCCAATCAAACTTAGTTGCTCTTCTTTTGGTAGTTTACTTATCAATGATGCAGCAAGTTGTGCCGTAGTTTGGCGTGGTGGGTTTAAGTAATGTTTAAATGCCAATGTACTAACAAACGTTGCCCCACAGTTTTTAACATCAGTACACGAAATATATAGATCAGCTACATGGGTTGATTGGTTTTCTCTTGATGAAATAGTCGCTTTATTTCCACAGTTCGGACACGTTACCCGCATAGCCTTACCCATATAAATAATTTAGATACACTGTGATTGTATACAGTATTTGTTTCTCTGACAAATAACCATCCTACTGCTAACAGAGAACCTAAAGGCCGAAAAATTCACTCCTCCTCGCCTTCCGCTTTCGTGCAAAAATGCATCATTTTGACAACCATCGTGACATGCTGTTTTAAGCTAGGCCTTGCAATATAAGGATCTGAGAGTTACTTGGAAAAGATCTGAATGTCATAATTGTGACAATATTTGACATCGAAACGTACGAATGGTTGCTGAGGTGAAATATTAAAGAGTAATAGATATTAAAAAAGTTCAACTGGAAGAATAGTTTAAGTTACACTTGTTAATTTAATGTTTTTTATGGTTAGCGATGTGATGTTTTTTTACTATATTCAATAGTGGATTCTAAATATTGAAGGTCCTTTAGTGTATCTAATATTAGTTAATTTACATGGTTGTATCAGTTATCAAATAAAGGAAGAATGATATGAATAAGAAAGCATTATTTTATTTTTTAGTGGCTATATCATTGGTTGGTTGCAACAACGTCCCAGAACATGGGGCAATGTTAAACGAAAAAGTTAGTGAAGGTATAAGTAAAAATCAGGTTGAAGTTGAGAAAATAATTAAGGCTTTGGCGGATGTAGAGCGTGCAATACTTGATCAAAAATGGGATGAAATTTACGGCAAGATTGAAAGTAAATATATTCTTAAACACTCTTTGGCTGGTGCAGCATCATTAACTCAAGCTCAGAGAAGAGCCATCGCAGCTAATGCATCACAGGTTTACTTCAATTTGTTGGATAAAATATCTGAGAAGGAGAAAGAACTTATTTCTGAGACAAGAGCTAACTCTAATACCATAAAAAGTATCAATAATGAGGTAACCCAATATCTTCTTTCAGTAGAGGAGTTAGAAGCAGCTAAAAGCAATATAACGAGTAAATTATCAGAATTAACAGGATATAATTTATCAAGCATTTCAGGGCTTGCTAATAATCTCATAGGAGGGATATAAAATGCCATTTTCGGAAGATCTTGACCCAGCAATTATTCAGGAAGTGTCTGAAGAATACCAAAAGGCAGCATTTTGGCTACCATTCACAGCGGTTGAAATTAAGAAAGTTTTTGATGAAGAGCAGCTTGATGAGCTCGGGAAATTCATTGCTGAAGTAAAGTCAGCCGGACAAAGCAACAAGAAAAAAGCGGAAGTAATCGAGAAGTACAGTGGCGTAACATTAAAATTATTGAAAATGCTTAAAGTGGTTGTATAAGGCATTAAAATTAGTTTATCGGATGAAAATTATGTACTTACAGAAAGGCGTTAGTTATTTACTAGCGCCTTTTAATTTCTCGACCGTTCTTAAACCTGCAAGCCCAAGCATGGCAAGAGTTAGTTCCATCATTGCATCAAGTGGTAACTCAGGTTTACCAATGCCAGGTATTAGCCACACTAAAAGTGGGTTGATCACAAAGGCAAATAGGAACCCAAAACCACATACCCACATTAAGAATGGTCGAGCACCTGCAACAAAGATACTTCGATGTTGGGCTTGAACTTTCATAATTTCAGCTTGAGCTAAAGCAGGTTGTTGGGCTAAACGCTGTTTCGCAATACTAAGTGTGAGCTTTTCACCATCGCTAGTAAATAGCTTATCAAGCACATTACCCACGGCATTAATTGGCTCAGCAACATTGCTAGTAAATATATTAGAAAGCCAGCCCATTATTTGATCCCCCTAATTAATTTAATAAAGGCTTTTGGGTCTTTACTGAATGACTTGATCACTTTGTCGAGCCCTTCTAATAAGTGCGGGGCGGCGTAGGCAGTTACACCAATGACACCCGTTTTTAAACTTTCATCAAAACCACGCCATTCACAGAACATGGCGGCTAAGTAAGCCGCAAAAATTGCAATCAGTACGCTCATTAGGTAATGAAAAAACGTAAATTGTTTTTTGCTTAAATACATTTGGATAGTGGCTGCTAAAAAACTCAGCATAAGTAATCGCCCCCATTGTTTAATAAATTCGATTATGTCTAACCAGCTCATGCGCTTTCCTTTGTAGTTGGGTTTAAGTCTGAATACTCAGGCTCTTTAAATTCAATATGCTGTGCGATAGGTAAGTAGTTGTTAATACCCAATACGTCTTGCTGAAGTGGCACAACTTCGTTGTTGTAGTAAGCGCGGGTGATTTTGTCTAAATCACCGAAGCCCGGGCTATCACCTGACGATTGACCGCTGAGTGCTTCTTGTGCGCGGTGCATGCTGAGCATGTCGTTTAAGGTTATTTTTTTGATGCGTTCAAATTCGTCTTTGGTGGATATATCACCGACAGGCGTTATCTTTATCGACTTTTCGGCGTCGGCTTTCTGACTACGGAAGTTTAGAAACATACTTCTAAAGTTACCCACACCTTTACTATCTTGGATGGCTTTCTTAAGTGCATTTTCATCTTCTTGGCTTAAGTTCGGATCAGCCATAGAGAATATAAAACCCATATGTGCACCGTTCTTGTAGTAACGGCGTCTAAACAAAGTGGCATCTTCATTGAGTAGCGCTGATTGAATACCGCCATAATATTGCGGTATGCCGTAAATACCTTGGGCTGGGTCGTACTCTTTTACGTGGATGACTTCACCCGGTTTAAAATAAATAGGTTGGTGAGTGCGATTACTTAGTTGTGCATACACACCACGCGTATTGGTGTAACGCATAGTCAGTGCTGGTAAGTGGCGCAGTTTAATGATTTGCCCAAACGTATTACGAATAATCTGCAAATAGGCGTTACCACTCCACAACATATCAAAAGCAAATTTGCTAAGTGCTTGATGGCTTAAAAGCGGGTTTGCTTTATACCACTTTAAGATCATGTTGCGCTTAAAGTAGAGTATTGGCCCGTGCTGGGCATTAACACGTAACAGCTTTACTAAACCTTGCAAACTAATGGGCGGTGCATAAATACCGTTGCTGTCACTAAATACACCAATGTAATCGGTTAGTCGGTTATCTAAGCAGGGTTCTGGGTCTCCAAAACTAAAAGTGTCAGTTACGGCTGTTCGTTGGTTGTAGTTCGGCATTTGGCCGTTACTCACTTGTAATCGTGGTTTACTCATTAAGCTGCAATTCCTACAGAGGTTTGGCGGCTGTGGGCGTTGCCGTCCAATGGTTCAAATTTCATAGCATGCATAATTGCCCAAGCAATATCGGCATGACCTGTGGTGGCTGTGCGGTTTGTGGCATAGGTGATTTGGTCGCCAGAGACTTTACGGCGAATATTAATAAACGAGCTGGCAATGTTTACTGCGTCTTCGTCAAACTCAAAACGGCGGTTTTTAATGACGTTAATAGCCTTAATAACCAGTTGGTTTTTAATAATTGGGTTGTAATGAATAGGCTCAGCGTTAGGGAAAAACTTAGTGATCATTTCCCATACACCATAACCAATGCCCGTAGTATCAACGCCAATATGTTGCACGTTGTATTTTTCGGTAAGCAGTTTTATTTCTGCGGCCATGGCTTCAAAGTCATTACCGCTTAAATCAATTGCTTCAAGCAGGCGAAACTTTTCACCTGGTTTCATTGGACAGCTCAATACTGCAACACTGGCTTTATCACCAAAGCGGGCAGGGTCAAAACCAATTACCACTGGTTTTAAGGCAAATGGGCGCTCCCACTCTAAATTAAAGTCATCCCATTTAGATGAGTCACCAACACAGGCCATGATTTGGTTAAGATTGAAGGCGCTGTGCGCATCATCAATAAACTTACACATAAACAAGTTATCAAACTCGTCAGTGCTGTATTCATTTTCAAGTACTTCAATATCAATGCGGTCAAAGCCTGAATTAACCACATCATGCACGGTGAGCATTTGGCGCCATATACCGTCATCACACAACATGCCATCCTTCAGCGCTGTGTGGCTTACATCAATTTCAAACTCAGGATCGTTACAGGCTTTTGTTTTGCGATACCATTTACCATTCCAATGATCATACGCTTCATGGCTGGTAACTGATGGCGTACTAAAGTAGGTAATACGCAAATGTTTGTGTGTTGCCATGGCTTGTGCAAGGCCGCGTAATGTTTTGTATTTAGGTATCCAAAACACTTCATCTATGTATAAATCGCCACTTTCCGATTGGGCCGTTCGTGCGTTGGTCGATTTAAAAATAAGCTTAACCGTTTTACCACCTTTAAGGTTTAACACCATTGGGGAGCCGGTTAATTCAATATTAAAATGCTCACGCACTAGCGCGACAATATTGGCTTTAAATACTTCAGCTTGGTCGCGGCTTGCTGATATAAATATCTTATTTCGGCCGTTTACTACTGCATCGTAGAATGCTTCAAATGCAAAGTAGAAGGTTGCCCCAATTTGACGCGGCTTTAATATAAAGCGGCTGCGGTAGTCTTGGTTGTCGAACCAATGTTTTTGGTGCGGGTAAAGTAGCTTGTCTTTAAGCTCGTTGAGCATATCAACGGTAATGCCAGAGCAATCGTTTTTCTTTTTCTTCTTTGACTTTTTATTGTTGCCGTTATTACCTTGATGATTGGGTGAGTCATCATTGCTGACACGTTGTTTAGGCGCAGGGGCAAGTTTACTTTTATTCAGTGCGCAAAGCTGACGGGTACAAAAGTCGAGCTCTTTGTAATCCGCATCGGTTTTGTTTTCTTTGTCGGCCAATAGGTTAATGCGCTTACTATATGCCATTTCAGCATTGTAGCTTGGGCACATGTCTTCCCATTTTCCAGCCTCAGCCCAGCGGCGAACACTACGCGCACTTGGCATGTCATCCAGCTCGGCAATTTCATCCACCGTATAGCCTTCAACAACATACAAGTCTTGTGCTTTTTTGCGTATTTCTGGTCCGTAGTTCGCCTTCATGATGCACCGCGTTTATTACTCCATAGCGGCAGTGTATTCGTAATAAAGCGCGTGATCTGTCAGATAAAAACCTATTAATTCCTAAAAGCTAAATATAGGAATTTCAAAAAGTTAAACCGTTGGAAAGGAGCAAAAAGAGGGTGCAAACTGCAAGCAACTCTAAAGCAAAACGCTCAACCAACAAAGGTTTTATTTATGCCAGGTCAACTACGTACAAAACCACTTTCCATTGCTGCGGTAGGCATGACAGTCGATGGTCGTGAAATCACCGAGCAAGACGTAGCCGACATTGTAGAAACCTACAACCCGCGTAAATATGGCGCACGTATCAACCTTGACCATGAATTTAATTGGTCGGGTTGGGCGGCTAAAAATTTACACAATGTTGATATAGCTGGCATGTTGGGTGATGTACTGAGTGTTGAAGCATACGAAAACGAAGAGGGTGTGGTGTGCTTATATGCAGTGCTGGCACCTAATCAAAACTTTGTTGAGCTAAACAAAGCTGACCAAGCTGTGTACTTCAGCATTGAAATCAACCGTGACTTTATGGGCTCGGGTAAAACCTACCTTACAGGCCTAGCGGTAACCGATTACCCAGCAAGCTGCTACACAGACCGTATTAATTTCAGTAGTAAGAGTAAGCCAGACGACAAGGACGTCGCCTTATTAAAAGTCGAATTAGGGGCATGTGATCCCGTCGATGATGAACCCCCTAAAAAACCCTTTTTTAAACGACTATTTTCATTCAATCAGGAAGAACCCGATATGAAACCAGCAGAATTAGCCACCGCATTAAAAGATGCGTTGGGCACACCACTTGCCGAATTCAGCCAAAAGCTAGACGGCCTAACCGAAAAGCTTGATTCATTCTCAACCACCAAAGTGGAAGGTGAAGAAACACCGCCAGAAGATCAGCAATGCACAGGCGATAACGTAGAGTTAAGCCAGGTGAAAGACGAGCTATCAAACACGAAAAAAGCGCTTGAAGAATTAACGGCTAAGTTCGAACAAGCAACAAATTCCCCTGCGGATGATACCACCAACGCCGACGATGAACCTGAAGGCGACGACGGTAAATACAGCAATTTACTGTAATCACACGCACTTAATCTAAATTAGCTAAACGCAGGAAAGAACATGAAGACAAGAACAAAAGAGTTATTTGTAGCCATTATGGCAGGCATGGCCGTTAACTATGGTGTGACTTCAATGTCAGAGCAATTTAACGTAGAGCCTACTGTAGAGCAGCGACTTTACGACGCGGTGTATGAGTCGGCTGAATTTTTACAGATGATCAATACCGCGCCGGTTGATGACCTAGTAGGTCAATCGGTGATCATGAGTGTTGACGGCGGGGTGACTGGCCGTGCGGGTGTTGAAACTGACGACACCAAAGAGCGTAAAACCCGTGATGTATCTAAATTAGATAAACGTGAATACCGTTGTTACCCAACAGAATGTGACATTCATATTACCTGGGTAAAAATGGATCAGTGGTCAAAATTTCCAGATTTCCACGAACGCTACCGTAACCATGTTCGACAAGCGATTGCACTGGATATAATCAAAATTGGTTGGAACGGCACACATGCCGCTGATACGACAGACATTGTTGCATACCCAATGATGAATGATGTCAACATCGGTTGGTTGCAGTTACTGCGCCGTGATGCACCAGAGCGTGTTGTAACTGAAGGTGCAGTGCCGGAGGAAATTCAAATTGGTGCCGGTGGTGATTACGAAAACCTAGATCAAGCTGTGCATGATGCACTTCAAGGAATTCCAGAACACAAACGCGCCAACATGGTGGCGATTATCGGTGATGAACTTCTCGCACACGATAAAAACAAGCTTTACGCCAAGCAAGCCCATACACCAAGCGAAAAAACAAAGATTGAGCTTCAACAGGTTATTGAAACCTATGGTGGCTTGGCAAGTTATAAAATCCCATTTTTCCCAGCTCGTGGCATTTTAGTCACCAGCTTTGACAACTTAAGTCATTACGTTCAGACAGGCTCAACCCGTACTAGCGTTGAAAATAACGCGAAGAAAAAACGTGTTGAAGACTACCTATCACGTAACGACTGTTACTACGTCGAAGACCTAGAAAAAGCGATTTACTTTGAATCAACCAATGTGAAGTTGCCAAATCAGGCGGGCGACGGCTGGGTTTAAGGCTTAATTAAATTTTTGCATTAGCGTAGAAGTTAGCCGCCCAGTTATTCCGAGTTTCGGGGCGGCTTTTTTTAACCAAATAATAGAGTGTTTTTAAATGAGCTTAGTTAAAAAAGCATTAGCCAAAACAGCAAGCAGCGTACCGTCTAGCACTGAAACACATGCGCCAACGGCAGCGGTTGATACCGTTCAAGCCAATGCGCCAGCAACCAACAATAAGCAAAAAGAGTACCCGTTTTTTGTAGCGGCCATCGAGTCTGACTTAGCTCAACTAAAAACATTTACCGATATTGCTGATAAAGCCAGTTATAAGTCTGAAGCGTTAAAGCGTAACGACTACCTTGGCTACATCAAGCGTTATCGCTTAAGCGATCAAAACTACCACAACAAAGTCTTAGCGTGGGTGTTTATTTGGCTTGTAGATCTTAAACGCTGGGATGCGGTGTTAGAACTATTGCCATTAATGGTTGAACAAAAGCAGCCTTTACCAACGGTGTTTAAAACCAAGCATTGGCCAGCATTCGTTATCGATCAGCTTTATGACGATGCCAACTACTGCTTATCGCAATCAAAAGCCAATGGCCTGTTTGATATTAGCTTTGTACTTCATCGCTTAATTTCGATAGTTAAGGACCAGGATTGGACTGGCCTTGAAGTAGTGGGTGGCAAGCTTTACGCAATGACGGCCAAGGTTGATGCATCTATTCATAACTACGGCTTTGCAGCGGCGTTCGCAGAGCAAGCATTAGCTATTAAT